TCACTTTCATTAATTTTCATGTTTCTATTAAACACCAAATCAACATCTTCATTTGTATATGTTCCTTGAACTGATTCTGAAAGATACATATTTATAAAATATAGTAGGCTTTCAAATCCCATTTTAAATTGAGTTTCTAGTGCATTACATTTTAAATCTAGTCCAGCATACATGAATCCTAATGCAACTCCTGAAGGTGCATTACCAAACTTATCTAAATCCTTATTTACCCCTTGGCCATCTTCAATTAAATCTCTTTTTAATTGTTCATAATGCTCTCTTAATGCTGTAATATCCATAGTAGGAGTTAATGCATCAACTCCTCCTTCTTCAGGATCATCAATCGGTATTGCTCTATCTTCATTTAAATGTTTCATAAAGTCAGCTATATTTTCTCCACCATAACCTTTTAATATATATATAAGGTTCTTAGTATCTTCAACATAATTTGCCGCCTCACTTCTTGATAAATCATAATTATCAAGTAAACTCTTAACAAATTTTATATCTGGTAATTCTATTCTATTATTTTTAAAAGGAACAAAAGGAACTTTACCCCAAACCAGCCACTCATTACCCTTTTTATAATGCGCTACTGGTCCACCTTCATTATCTGTACTTTTATTGTAGTTAGGAACTAATATGCTGCTATTAAGAAAATAATATTCAACGCTTGTAGCTGTCCAATACTCAACATTTGTTATTGTTTTTTTTGTTGTACCTTCCCAAGTAACAGTATTATAAACTTTAATCATTGCTTCTAGTTCTATATGGCTATTATCTGTCCATATCGGTATACATTGTTCAGAAGGAACTATTAAAGTTTTAAATTTACCTTCTTCATTTATGTAGCATTGTAACCAACCAATACCCTTATTAGATGCTTCATATCCTAATCCACTAATCTGATAATTAAAGTGTTTACCTAATGTATCTTTAACTTTTTCAATATATTGTTCATTATCACACTTAAGTGTATAAGGTTTTTCTAATAAATAATCTATCTTTTCATCAACTAAACTTTTATATTTAGCATGAGCTAGTTTATTATTAGCCTTGTATGTTTCTTCAACGACTTCACCTTCAACAACTTTAGTTATTTTTCTATCCTTAATGTCATTATCTACTTGATAGTATCTTTCACCTTCTAGCATTAAATGTCTTTTTCTAGAATTAGAAAAATCATTTATCATTGCTATTATCTTTGCATTTAAATATACATCATCTTTCATAGCCATATTTGCTGCTTTTACTCCTTTCTTAATCTTAGTCCAAATGTCTCTTAATCCCACTATATCACCTCACCTCAAAATATAGTCATAACTTATATTATTTGACTATGGTTTTTTTATCTAGTAAAATCAATGCTTTTATTTTAATCAAAATTCATAGTCAAAACTATTTACTATTTTAATATAGATATTCCTAGATTTCTGAATAATATTGTATTAACAAAATACCTGATTGCATCCATAGCATGGTCCATAGTTTTTATAGGTTTATCTTCGCCTCTTTCAATTGCTTTTTCATCCCATACATATGAGAAAAATTCTTTAAATGTATTAATGCATTTGTCATTAAATAAAATTAGTAGGTCACTTAAAGCGGTACCTACATTTCTTATTCCCTCTAATACATCATTCTTAGCTTTTGTAACCTTATATTTTGCATGTTTTTTTATACATGCAATAAATGATGCTGCACTTGGATCTATTATTATCGATTTAATTTTTCTCTTATTTATAAATGCATCTAAGTCACTATAATATTCTTCATCAGTCTTTTGTTTTCCTATATCTCTACCACTATAGTAATATTCATCTACTAAATACCACTTATCTAAAAATTTACCCCATAATAAGAATACTGTTGCATTTTGAGTACCATAGTCACAACTTACATAAAATTCTTTGTATGCTCTTAATACTGTTTTCACTTTATGTTTTACTTCATCAAACATATCATATATGATACCTTCAGCTTGTACCCATAATCCCAATATATATCTTTTATAGAATACACCTGAAAACATTCTTCTAAATCTTTCTTTTACTTTTTCAGCTAAACTTAAATTATCATCCATAGTAAAATGTAAATATAATATCTCTTTTTCTTTGAACTTATCTATAAATTCAGTTTTAACAAAGTGATATGGTCCTGCTGGATTACAATTCATAAATATTTTTGCACCATCTACAGAACATCTACCTATCATTTGATCTACAAAATTTTGAGGAAATAATGCAACTTCATCTGCTAATGCTCCTGCAGCAGTTAAACCTTGCAGCCTATCTTGTGACTTTTCATTGTTAGCATCATACATGTAATAAGTGTTATCACCGATAATAATATAATTTTCTGACCTATTATACTCATATTTAATTCCCCAGGCAGATAATATCTGTTGCAATGGTCCAATTAAATTCTTTTTTAATGATCCTATAGTTTTACCTGCTAATATAAAATTTTCTCCACTGAATCTTTTTAAACTCCACCTAACAAAGCTACATATACACGCTATTGTTTTACCACTTCTTATAGCTCCATCCGCAATAACAATATCTTTATCCCCATGTGGTGAACCTTTTTCATGCCAAAATAATAATTTCTTTTGTTTTAGTGAGAATGGTTGAAACTTAAAACCTTTAATCTGTTTCTTCTTCTTCGCCATTTTCATCATCCTTAAATAAGTTATTTACATCTTCTTCACTCATAGTAGTAGCTTGAATAAATTCTTGTATACCTTCTTTTGACTGACCTTCTCCACCACCTGACATATTAGATATTTCAGCTCTAAGTTTATCTATCTTTAATTTTTGCTCTTCTGTCGCTAAATCCCAATTCTTATGAACTAATTCCTCATAGTTTTTTATCATATTTGATAATCTTTCCATTGCCTTTGATTGTATATCAAGAGCACTGTTTTCTTTATCCCATGCAAATTGAATTTCATATTCTTTTTCTTCTGATGAGCTTGTAGGACCACCTGATTCTTTTATCCTTTTTAGTTCCTTTGTTAAATCTTTTTTATTTTTAACTTCAATTATTTTTTGACTTCTTAAAATTTTAGCCCAAAGTATATCTATAGAATAACCTAACTTCTCCAATTCTGTGAAACCTACTACATCATAATATGTACTTCTTAATCCTGTAGGAAAATACTTTTTAAGAAAGTCATCGGATAATCTTTTTGATTCATCTGCATATATACCATGTTTAAGATTATTTAAATTTCCTTTTGGAGCTCCAGGACTCTTTCTTTTTTTAGCATTGCCATTCCCTTCTGGTGCTCCATTACCTGATGCATTATTATTTCCTTTGGGAGCTCCAACTCTTTTTTGTAAATTCAAATCCCATTTATCGGTGCTTTTCCATTTATAGATATTCTCAACTTTTTCGTTTAGAATATCTGCTATTTGATTAGGCGAGATTTTACCATCATGTTCTTTATACAACTCAAATGATTTATCTCTATTTGGATTTCTTACTCTTGCCAAATCGTCACCTTCTTTCCACTAAAATAAGCTGACGATTAAACGCCAGCTTTTAATAATTTATTTGCTTTTCTTTTTCTAACTTCTCTAGTTAATGTTGATGCAGATATTTGAGTCATTTTTTCAACTTGTGAGTAACTATGTTTTTCTAATAAACTTAATGCATGTTCTAACTGCTCAGCAGTATATTTAACTGGTCTTCCTTCTTTATAACCATCTTTTGTTCTAGCAATTTCTTTCCCTGCTTGGGTTCTTTCTAAAATTGTATTTCTTTCCATTTCAGCGACTGCTAGTAATGTTGTTAAGAAAAACTTACCCATGCTTGTATTTTCTAATAATCCAACATTCAATACATGAACAGAAACATCTTTTTCAAATAAACGTTGTACTATTTCAATCCCCTCAACAGTATTACGTGCCAATCTATCCAACTTAGTTACAACTAAAGTGTCCCCTTTTTGTAACTCTTCTACTACCTTTTGGAATAATGGTCTTTCAACTGTAGTTCCTGTGAACTGTTCTCTTCTTATGATTGCTTGACTATATTTATCTAGTATTTCTTTTTCTTGAACCTCAAGACCATTTCCTTCTGTTAGTTGTTTTTTTGATGATACTCTACAATATCCATAAATTTTACCCATACTCTTAAAACTCCTTTTGACTATGTTTTT